ATTTGGCCAAAGAATTCATTTGTGAAGACTTTTTCAGCTATTGTTGTGATTGCTATAGTTTATATAGCGATAGGCTCAGTATTAGCGAAAATGCTATTTGAAGGTCGCAGTGGTGGAGTAAATCAGACCGTATCGGATGAAACGATGACACTCTCAACTACGGTAATCTTTTTCGCAATGGCCGTCTTTAACTGGATAGTTGCCTATTTCCGTTTTAAAGAGTCTGAAATCATTAACCGCTGGTAAGTATGAATTTTAAAGAAAGTAAAGCCATCTATCTTCAAATAGCAGATCGCATTTGTGACGAGGTACTTCTCGGGCAATATCGGGAAGAGGAACGCATACCATCCGTCAGAGAATATGCAGCTGTGGTAGAGGTGAATGCCAATACGGTGATGCGTTCATACGATTATCTGCAATCGCAGGAAGTTATCTATAACAAACGTGGTATCGGTTATTTTGTTGCTTCCGGTGCTCGCGCGTTAATCCTTTCATTGCGCAAAGAGTATTTCCTCAAAGAAGAAGTAGATTATTTCTTTAAGCAGATGTATACCCTCGGTATTTCGGAGGAAGATATGTCCGCTATGTATCGGGAATTTAGTAAGAAACAAAAATAAAGAAGAAGATTATGAAACGAACAACTTATATAATATTTGGAATGTTGCTTACCGGATTGGTTGTGGTGTGCGCTGGCATATTCTACGCCTCTATGCAAGTTACAGGTTGGGATAATAATTTCCTGGATATTAAAGGAGAAAAGAAGACGGTTCAACTGCCGGAATGCAAAGTTATACAGATGGTGGCAATTAGAAATATCATCACTACCGGCGAGGGCGAAAAGAAGGGAATAAGAATGCCGGCATTTGGAGAGCTCCCTTTGAAAATTACTCCTGCCGAAGCTGGACAGGGAACTTTCACTTATGCTTCCGGTATGGATGAATTTATGACGATGAACTCAGTTGGAGATACATTACGTATCGTATTTGATTTTCCTAATGATAAGCTTGAAAAGAAATATCATGACCTGTATTGGCTTTATTTACGCTCCGAAGAGATGACTATAGCTCTGCCGGATCATGTTCAGTTCTTACAGACCAGTCTTGAAGCTCAAAAAATGACTGTTGAAGGGTTAACCCGCGATTCATTGTCTTTGATGGTGCAAGATTATGCTACCATAAATGACTGTAATTTTAGAGCTCTAACAGTCCAGAATGGTGCGTGGTTGTTTAATACTGGCAAAGCGGACAATTTGTATCTTCATTTGAACGGGATACGGAGTTGGAATGTGAATGCAAGTTCTTTCCATGTTGATACGGAATATCTATATGCTCATGGTAATCAAAAATGTACTTTGGAGAAAGGCGAATGTCGACAGGTACTTTGGATGCCTCAATCGGAAGGCGCTTCATTGGATATAAAGTTGAAAGAAGCAGCGACAGTAGTTGTGAAATAACAATAGGTATTGCTAGAATACGAAAAAAGACCGTTGAAAAACGGTCTTTTTTATTTAGTTGCGGAGATCCGACCTTATTCCAACTTTTTCTGTTTAAACGATAGCTGATTTTCAATCAAATACGTTTCTTAATTCTGTTGTTTTTATGGTCGTTTGTCCGGAATACGTCCGGGGATAAATTCTATAAATATTTGACTTACTGTGTCATATTTATATAATTACCAATATCCGCTAATTGTCTTAGCGAAATGTATTCCAAATTGGAGATGGCGGCAGTTTGCATGAAACATTCCAAAATTTCGGAGAAGTTCTCCGCATAAAGATCCCCTAATTTGTCGTTGGTAATCTTGATTGCAGAAACTATGAAAGTTATATATTAATGCCAAAGTTTTTATTTCCCAGATCTGATTAAGTATAACGTACCTCATTTTCAAGAACTTTATTTTCATATGTTAGTGCAAAATCTTTTGTCGGAAATAAATGAGTCATTAACGTATGGAAAACGATATATGATTGAGGCATAAACCCATTATAAATACATTTTCCGAACTGTTCGTGGTTTTTGTATATTTGAATGTATTTAGAGAAACAACCAGCAAAAGACCTCTCTTCTCTTTCAACTATTATTTTTGCCAATGAATCAGTCTCATAATCGTATATAGTTCCAATATATTGAGTATTTTGGTCTTTTTGTGGATCATCTAACTTTCTAAATCCAAGTTTTTCAAGCTCCTTGAAAAATGAAAACTCTTTATTAATAGGAAAATTTTCTAATAAATTAAATCCTTCGTTCATTTCTTTGATATTTAGTTATTATATATTCTACTTTTTCAAACCTAATCCGCTTACATAGGCACATATTGCATCGCCTTCCCGTAACCACTACTTCTCTTATTGGCTGATAGTCAGTTGTATATCTTTTATCACCTAAATTACTTTTAGAAGAGTAGGTTTTAACCTATCCAAACAGGTTTAAGGACCTATTGATCTTTCTCGTATTATTCTTTTCTTAATGATTCTATAATCCTCTCTTTCTCGTTAATAATTTTATCTTTTTCTTCTAAAGCATATATTAGATTTGCTATTTCTCTATTCTTACGAGCAATCACACCATCATGTTCATAATCAGGATTATAACCAGACTTTCCTGTCCTCAATATTCTTTCAGCCAATTTATTCATAACCGGAAATTTGAACTCATACATAGCATTTAAAACATCTTTAGTATTTATGGAATTTTCATATTTTGAATCTATTTCAAGATCTAAAGCAAACCAGTCTTCAATAAGAGAAAGAAGTTCACCACCATCTATGTCACGATCACCACCCTCATAATAATAAATCTCCTTTGTACGATATTGAATACCTTTATTGTATAAGTATAAATAAAACGCCTCCTCTTTATGTGGGGAAAGATTCTTAAAGGACACTTTGGAACGGCCACTAACAGATTTTACATTCGCAAAAGACGATAATTTTATAGTCATAAATTTAATATTTAGATATAATGTATTCTACTTTTCCAAATCTGATCCGCTTGCAATGGCACATGTTGCACTGCCTTCCTCTGGGACACGTTTTTTAATTTCTTTGATTCTGCCTATCAGCTCTCCTACTTGCAAAAGAAGTTCTGCCTTTTCCTTTTCAAGCTGGTGGCATTTATTGATGAAGTATGAAAGGTTGCTGCTGTCTATTGATAAGAACATTGAACCTTGACCTGTCATTACCCATTGAGAATTTAGCCGATTGTCATTTATAAGAATTAATCCAATATCATAAGCTCGAAAACCAGCTTTCCCTTTCTTGGCATCAGATAATTTCGCCAATGGTAAGCCTAATAAGCGGAGGTATTCTGCTTCAGATTTATATTCCTTATTATCAATAAGGTAAGTAACGTATTCAATTATTCTTTTATCTATATCACCTTTTTCCATAAAATAATATTAGAAAAAATCCAATCATTTTATTTTGTGTATTGGAATAATTCCTATACTTTTGTATCGTTATAATAAAATCACGTAGCTAAGTTAACGAAAAGAGAATTTAAACCAATATAAATCTTTAATTATTTATCAATTATGGTATTTACAGACTATATGAAAAGCTTGCCTAACCAGCAGATGGAGACCATCAAGAAGCTGGCAGAAATCACGTGCTCCACTCCAGCAGCAGTGTACCGATGGATAAATGGAGTTAATCCACCAGTTCCCATTAAGCAAAAGATAATTGCTGAATATCTTGGCATGAGTGTAGAAGAACTATTCCCAACAACTAAAAACTAATCAATATGGAGACTACTTTACTTACAGCAAAAAAAGCTAAGATGATTGCTGAGACCCAAGAGAAATTGACGAATTTATTGGATCAAATTCTTGTAAAGGCTTTAAAAAGCGAATATAGCCTAATCTTATCAGAAGAAATTCCCTCAAACGTTATTGCCAATCTTGAAGAACTTGGGTATAAAGTGGAGATAAGGAAGCTAATTAAGCCTTTGTACATTATATCATGGCTCTGATAGAGAGAATCTCCAATATCGAGTTCTACAACACCCCCGAAGGTGATGTGATGATGAAAGAATTAGGTTTTCCAGCGGTTGTGCTCAGTGAGAACAACCGCCCGACCATCGAATATATGCTTTCCATCATCCGCGACCGCTACCCCAAGGCACATGCCAGACTGATGAAGCTCTATTCAGCCAGTACGATGAACCGCTGGCATTACGAGTTCCGCGTAGTGCATCGTTTCATCCGCTGTAACTTCGGTGAGTATGATCAGTATAACCTTGACATAAACAAAGATGGCCAGTTTGTATTCGAAGAGGTAAAGTGTCCGCTGCGGGGTGAGTGCGAGCATGAAGGAGTGATTTGTCGCCCGGAACTTGATACGGCACTGAGTGAGCGTGAGATGGAGGTGTTTCGGCTCATTGTCTCCAACTACCAAACGGATGAGATTGCAGCAGATCTGCACATATCGCCTTATACGGTGAATCGCCATCGCGAGAATATTAAAGCGAAAATCAAAGTTCGAAATGTGGGTGAGATGATAACTTATTGGCATCAGAATCAAATGAAATAGCAATAATATTTAGACTGCTTATAAACTATCAATTCTAAATAACAATGAATCAAATGGATATAAAATTAAGCAAGATGCAGTTTATTCATTTAGAACATATCTGCAAAAAAGGATGGGGTGGTTATAGCAAACCATCCGATGAATTAGACGAAATGGTAGAAAACGGTTTATTGACAAAATCGGCTGGACCATTCGGAGATGTTGTTTATCGTCCAACTAACAAGGGATATGAGTTAATAAATTCCTAATAAAATTATTGAAAATATTATGACTACATCATTAATTCAATTTCACAAAACAGATAATGTCTGTCATTATGAACTAACTCAAGAAGGTAAAAAATGCCAGTTCCTCCAGTTCTTGATTAATACCAGTAACTTCACTTGGCGCAAAATACCGGAAGAAATCACTGAAGAAGACAAACGGCAAGAAGCCTCTATCCTATTGAGCAAACTTTGTGCTATTGGGTACTTGATTTTTCGGAAAAAGAATGACTAAAAAAGCAAAAAATAGCAGATTTGAGCTTTTGTTTTGAGTTTCAAGTGGTTGTGGCAGTC